AAGAAAGGATACAATTACAAAAGACATTATAGACAAAGAGCTGTTAGAGCTTTCTTTGTTAGGGTATTTAATCTTGACTGTTGTCATGGTAGATTAAATGTCCACTAAATAATATTACTCTCATCCAATTGCAGGTACACCTCTTTAAATAATGTGGACTTATACATTGCACTAAAGTCGGAAATTATTCCTAAAGCTTGTATGATTTAAGGGTTGCAACCTTGTGAGAGTACTAATTAACTTACAGTAACTTAATTAAAAACTTAAAACTAAACTCAAATGAAAATTCATTTACACTCAAGACAAGGTCTTTATGAAGTAGAGACCTATGGTAGAAACAGTATTACTTGTTCTACTAAACACAACATATTTCAAGTACCAACTAGTGATTTTAAATCATTTGCAGGTGGTATGTGGAATAATCATGTTACTAAAGATGACATGGATTTATTTCTATCTGTTGTTCAACCTGAAAAATATAAACTCCAGGTTCAACAAGAAAATGAAATCATTACTCTTGCAGCAAGATTAGATATGATTACTAAATCTGTCAAAGCTTCATCTACACCAACTATAGTTGAAGAAGATGGTCCTACTAAAGAAGACTATGAAAGATGGTATAACGAGAAATATGATGAACTTAACAAAGTAAAAGATCATATGAGAACTATTGCATATCAAGTGTATTCTCAGGATCTTGATTTTACCAACTTTGAGATGCATAAAGGTATCAAGTTCATTATACAGCAGGGTATTTATGATGATAGTTCATTTAGATTCTGTTGGGATCCGTATGGATTTGTATCTAATGGCCATAGTGATATCAGTAGCATCTTTAGACCAGATGACTGGTATACTATCAATGGTGGTTGGATTAAGATCATTGGTGATGATGTGATTCTATACTACAAGTCTGGTGACTATGGGGTATATGATGATGCTCTTGCAATTGAATGTGCAAAGAAACTATTTCCTCGTAAGAATATCCATTCTTATGCAGGAAGACAATGGGATGAAGAACTTGATAGTAAGTTCTTACTCCCATTCTAAGATACGGTAGAAAGGTAGTGATATGCTACGTATTCCTGGACATGAAGACAAACTGTCCATTTTTTAAACTTATTAATCAATTTAAACATAAACTTAAAAAAAGAAAACCATGAGAAATTTATCTACAAAAGGTTTGAGTATGTCTCAAGCACAATCAATTAGCAATTTGTGTAATCAAAATGCTATGGAAATCCAAAGACAATTGGATTCTTACAACAACTGTAGTAAATCCATTAATGTTGGTGGACAATTATATGAACTACAAGAGGGTATGCCAATACCAGGAGATATCCTTGATAAGTTAAAAAACAAGGGTGATCTACATGCATGTCAGGCATTCCTTATGGAAGCTATCAAGTCTAAAGAAGCTGAGATAGAAAGATTAAGGGATACAAGACCTGATTTTTCACATCTTGTAGAACCAGTTAGACTATATCCTGCTGATTGGGATCCAACAGATACTGTTGATGAATCATGGGGTTGGAAACAACTTAGTGATGCAGAGTATTCTGAGTATCTTCAAGTAGAATCCATGGCAGCTCATTTGGGTCAGTTCATTCATAAGAATGGTAAACTGTCTCAGTTGAGAAAGGACCTACCTAATACTCCTAGTATTGAGTGGTTCCAAGTGGAAGATGGTAAAAAGACTCCGGTCAAAGTTACCAAACACCATGTATCTTCTGCTTTATTGGGTATGCATGAGTCTATTGCAGATGCTCATAGACAGTATGAGCAACGTGTAAATTATTACAAAGCTAAGGTTAAGAACTTAGTTAGTGATGAGAATGCACGTATTCAGAAAGAAAATGCAGATAGAGCTGCTGAGTATACAAAAGAAGAGAAACTTCTCTTTGATAACTATCAAGCAGAAATGCAGATGTATCAAAGTGAGTTATATACTCTTACTATGGAATTTAATAGTCAACGTGAGTTGAATATTAAAGAAGCTGCAGCATTGAGAATCAATGTTGATCCTAGATTTCAGCATGTAATTGACATGTTCATTACTGCTGAGTAGGAATGATTTGAAATAGGTGAGTAAGAGATAAGCACAAGCTGATTCTCTTACTCTTTGTACTTAGTAACAGAAATTCTTAACTATAGCAAGTGGTTGTTATCCACATTAAGAAAAATGTTTGATATACATTATAAACCGCTTCTCTTCAACTATAAAAACTGAGATAGAACTCATCATCAGACAGGTTACTCCAAGAGTGAGATAACTGGCTGATAACAATGAGACTTAGTATTTGTATTTGCCTTTGAATGAAGAGAAGGTCTTTGACATTGTATTTGCATTTGACTTTAGCTATATATTTCTGTTACTTAGTAACTATAATATTGATTTTAATATATTTGAGAATGATTAGTAGAAGAAAATTAAAGAAACAAATTGAAGCTTTAAAAGCTGAAAGACATGATATACTTTACTATAAGCATAGTGGTATTAGTGTTGACATGGCAATGATTGCCATATCTGACTTAGAATTTAAAATTGCTTCATTAGAAGATCAATTAAATTTTGAAAATAGAATGATTCCATTCACAATTATGTTGTATGGATTTATTGCAGTGGGTATAGTCCTTGTATTATGGACTATGCTATTTAGTAACAATTAATAATTAATAAAAATGGCTAAGAAACCAGCAGAAACAAACAAACCAAAAAGAGTTTACAGAAAGAAAACTGATGCAAAACCTAGAGCAAAAAGAGAACCTAAAACTCCATATGATTGGAGAAAACATTTGAAACCAAAGCAGGAAGTAGTTGAACCACAAAATGATGAACAATATCTTCGTGCTGAAGCAGCAGTTGAGAAAGATCTTATATTTGCTGAGTTAGACAGATGGATTGCTATGTTTCCAAATGCTTTAAACTCCCTATTAACTGAAACAGGTGAAATTAAACCTGAAGATGTAATGTATCATTTAAACTTGATTTCTAGAATACTTAAAAATAAGTATGAAGAGAAACAAGTAATTATGTAATTTCCCTTGTGTGCACCCTTGACCGCACTAAGTAGATGAAAGGTGTAATAGTCTACTTACTTGGTCCCATAGCTCAATTGGATAGAGCAACACACTTCTAATGTGTAGGTTTCTGGTTCGACTCCAGATGGGATCACTAATATTAATTTAAATTATGATTTATGAATTGGTTAGGAAAAATATTTAAGAGAAAACAGAAGACATATAATCCAGATGGAACTTATAAACTTCTAATTATAAATGATGAAGATGAATATCTTCATAATATACTAGGTATTACTCAAGAAAGATCTGAGGAACTTACTCTATTATGTCTGAAATCATTTGCAACTACAAATCATTTACATAGCTATTTAGAAGAAATAGTTTCTAATTGTAAGCATACAAATGAAATTGTATATGCAACACTGATTGCACAAAGAGTGATGGAAAATCATGAAGCTAAAGAAAGAACAATGAATGTATTAAAAAATATGTTTGGTCATGGATAGATATTTAATTACATCTGTTTTAGGATTTAATCTTAAGACAGATATCAAAACTCCGGAAGGAGAGTTGATTAAAACAGGAGTGAGATCAACCTGTTACAGTTGTGAAGAGCCAGATATCAAGCAAAAAATGATTGATAAGAAGTTCTTTACAAACTTTAATGAAGCTTTGTTAGCAAAAGTATTAGATTATAGAAGAATAAATGATTAGTAAAAACATGATGATTAGTGTTAGTTATGATGATACTGATATAGCAAGAGCTATTAGTAAAATCATCAAAGATTCAAATGCTGAGGAGTTTGTTAAGTTACTTACTCCTATGTTGTGCAGTAATGCTCAAGCTACTGATTATTTTTTCAAACTAATGTTGGGTGATAAACTACCTGATATTATACCTAATGGTACTTTATGCAAAATACCTGTAGATAACCTTGGTTGGGGTAGTAATAAAGAAGATATCAGAGAGAAATTTGCTGATGAAGATGGTAAGGTTGTGGTAACTATAAAAGAATTTAGAGGTTATCATGAATATAGTCAGTATCATATTGAGTACACAGATGTCTTAGACAATGGTACTACAAAGAAAGATACAACCTATGTTCAAGGAAAAGATTTAGAAGTTATTGAAGAGTTTTAAAGAAGTGTATCTTGAGATATGCTTTTCCAGACCAAATGATACGGGGATAGCAATATCCCCAATTCATTGTTTAGCTATATATTGCTAAATATTATTAGTTTAAACTATTAACTTCATTTTAAATAGCATATATTTATCTGCATATATTTATGCAGGTAATGTTATATCAACTCCCTAATGGGAAAGTAGTTCACCTCTCAATAGAGGAATATCTGGATCTTACAGATGAAGATATACAGTACCTCATGTCAATAGACTATGGTGAACACATTAGGGATCCATTTAGTGGTTCGGCTGTTGAAAACAACACCAAAGAAAAGTATTATGACTTTGAATTCCTTCCACAGGATGATGAAGACATAAATAATATCATATCGGATGACATCCCTTTTGATGATATTATTGATTTATCAGACAATTTGGATATATAGTCTTTAGGGCTATACACTTTTTGCCAGAGTGAGTAACTGGCATAATAGTATCTACTCAAAACATCTATTTATTTATTTATTTATTAATTTTTTAAAACTAAAGTTATGAACTCAAAAGTTTTTGTAGTAGCAGATGAAACAGGTGCAGTTATTAATGTTTCAGAAAAGTCAGATTATGGTTATGTACGTGTACAACAAACTAGAACCATGATTGATGACAATGGCTTTGTAAGAAGAAAAAGCATTTCTGCTTTAATGCCAGGTTTAGTAGAAGATCTAAAAGAAATGAATCTTTATGCTGGACAAGGATTAGATGGTAAGATTATTATTGAAGAGTCTTTGGAACCTTTTAACAAAAAGAATCCAGAAAGAGATCTTAAAGTAGCTGGTGAAACAGGTATTGTATGTACTCTTGGTGGTCTTCCAATCTACCGTAGAACTAAATTTACCTTTAATGAGGCAGCAACAGATACAACTGTTGAACATGATAATGTAGGAGAACTACGTGCTGCATATGCTGCATCTCAAGCAGCAACGGCAATGCAGCCTAATGAAGATTTTACTATTGAAGGTTAATTGTAGTTAGTCAGCCAATAGGAGGGGGTGTAAAAGCCCCCTTTTATTTTATTTATGAATTTTAAATGTATGATTAAAATGGAAAAGTTAAAACAAGATTATCAAAATTATCAATTGAATGCAGGTAAAACCTACATGCAATATGAACAAGATAAGTATTCACCTTATCAAAACTATCTTTATAAAAGAGCACTATATGGTTTAGAAGCTCTTAATAAAGAGGAACTTGCTACTATTTGTAGTAAAAAGAAACAAAGAATTATTAATGTTTACAAAAGAGCACAATCAGTATTGAATATTGTAAAACAAAAGATTACAATAGAATATACTAATTTAATATTTGAAGCATTGTTTCCAAAAAGTCCAATGACACAGATGTTTTTGGAGAATTCTGAGACTGATGAAAAGTTTAAAAACACTTTAACTTTTAAAGATTTAAACATGAATAAAGATTTTATTATTGCTATCTTTATTACTGAAGGAATCTTGCCTAAAAACTTTTTAAGTTTACAGGAAGAACCAGTCACACTACCCAGATTGAAAAATGCAAACAAAGCTTAAAGAATGTGACGGTTGTAAGAAATTGACTGTCATATGGAAGAATCATGAGGGATACAGATACTGCAAATATTGCTGGAGTTGCCAAAAACCAACAGATACTGCACAGAAACCAAAATCTGCTATCTCTCAGGTTTCTTCTAAAAGAAAGAAGAAAGATCAAGAGTATCTTAAACTAAGAGAAAAACATCTTAATAATAATCCCCTGTGTATGGTAAAGGTGAATGGATGTAGTCATAATGCTACTGATATTCACCATACCTATGCTGGTGCTAATAGAGATGCTTTCTATTTAGTTCAAAGTACTTGGCTTGCAGTATGTAGGAACTGCCATGATTGGATTCATGCACATCCTGCTGAAGCAAGAACAATGAATTGGTTAAAATAATACTTATGACAAAAGATGAAATACAATTAGAAGCATTAGCTGCAACTAATAACAAACAAAAATGTAGTGTAGTATTAGGTACAGGAGTTGGTAAAACTTTGGTAGGCCTAACACATATAGATAAAAATTCTACAGAATTAATGAGAATACTTGTTGTTGCTCCAAAGAAATCTATTTTTCAGTCATGGAAAGATGATGCTGAGAAATTTAACATGGGGCATCTTCTACAGAGGATAACATTTACTACTTACTTAAGTCTTAACAAACATAGTCCTAATGATTATGAGTTGGTTTATCTAGATGAAGCTCACAGTCTACTAGACAGTCACAGAAGTTTTCTTGAAAATTACAAGGGTAGAGTACTTGGTTTAACAGGTACTCCTCCTAAATATAAGAATTCTGAAAAGGGCCGTCTAGTAGCTGAGTTTTGTCCAGTAGTATTTAATTTTGGTGCAGATGATGCTATAGAAAATAAAATACTAAATGATTATCAAATCATTGTACATCAGCTTTATTTAAGCAAAAAGAATAATTATCTTGTTGAATTAAAAGGTAAGAAGTTTCCAACTTCTGAAGAAAAGAATTATTCTTATTGGGGTACAAGAATAGACACAGGCTCGGGACCACAGCATATTTTGCGTGTAATGAGAATGAAAGCTATGATGGAGTATCCTACTAAAGAAAAGTATGCAAAGATTTTATTTGACTCTATAGATAGTAAGTGTATTCTATTTGCAAACACACAAGCACAGGCTGACAAGCTTTGCCCGCATAGTTATCATAGTAATAATAATACTTCTGAAGAAAACCTTCAGATGTTTAAGGATGGTAAAATTACTAAGCTCTCAACTGTATTGCAGTTAAATGAGGGTGTAAACATACCTAATCTTAAACAGGGTATTATTCTTCATGCTTATGGTAATGAAAGGAAAGCAAGTCAAAGAATTGGTAGATTACTCCGGTTAAATCCAGATGATAAAGCTATTGTACATATATTATGCTACATGAATACTGTAGATGAAAAATGGGTAAAAGAAGCTTTAGAAGGATTTGATCAGACTAAGATTGTATGGAAAGATTTTGGGGTTAACATTGATTAACCCCTAAATTTTTTGTATATTGAGATAATATGGAAGATACAAAAACACATAAGTTAGTATTGTATAATGATGACTCAAATGATTTTTTGTATGTTATGGCATGCCTCATAAGATATTGTGAGCATGAGCCTGAACAAGCTGAACAGTGTGCAATTATAACTCATAATAAGGGGAAATGCTCTGTAAAATCAGGTAATTATCTAGATATGTTAGAATTAAAAAATAATTTTGAAGAACTAGAATTAATTACAGAGATTGAGAGTTATGAAAGTTATATGCATTGATGCCAGCAATAAACCAAAAAAAATATCATTTGATGAATGGCTAGAAGAAGGAGCAGTATATACTGTTATTGAAACTGCCAATATGGGTTTACAACCCGGAAGAATGGGCTTAAGATTAAAAGAAGTTACCCTTACTAAGAAATCATTTCCTTATGAGTATTATGATGCTAGTAGATTTCTACCAATAGAAGGACTAATACTTGAAGCTCAAAAAGAAAAAGAATTAGAATTAGATTTAATTTAATATGGAAGATTACACTAAAGAAGATGTAATAAATGCTCTTTCAAAAATTCCTAAAAAGTTAAGAAAAAGATCTTTAGTTGACCAAAGAAGTTATCTTATTGGATTACTTGCTTTTAGATTTATGATGACTGAGCATGGTATAGCAGCAGCAACTGGACATAATAGACATACAGTTAATCATAACAAAAAAATTGTATTGCAATATTACGATGATAAAGAGTATATGCAAAATGTATTTGTTCATTCAGTATGTTTTCCATTTGATTTTAGTGTAATTAAAAAGATACCTAGAACTCCTAAAAAAGTTAAAATAACAGTAGATCTAGATAGAAAGCTTTACACTAAGTTAAGAGCTGTGGGCTCCATTTTAGGCCATGAGAATACAAGGGATACAATTAAATTATTTATTGAAAACAGTTTAAAGTTATGGGAAAAATGAAAGAACTTTATATGCAAGTTTATCAAGCAAATGATGGTATACCAGAACAAATGACTATTGGTGATATCATTAAAATGAAAGAATTACAAATATTTGAATGGAATGCTTATGAAAGAGAAAAGGAAAGAGCAAGATTACAACAATTTGAATCAAGGGATTCAAGAAAGGCTACAGAGGTATCTCAAATTGAGCAAGAATTTGAAAAGTACCGAGAAAAGGTTGAAAAAAGAAAAAGTAAAAGGAATAAACAATGAAGAAGGAGATTAAACTATGAAGAAAATTTTATTATTAGCAGGATTAACATTAGGGATTAATGTATCTGCACAAATTAAAGTAGAAGATGCACCACAATCAGAAAAGTTGTATCAGAATCCATTAGGATTACATGCTATATTCAGAACAGTACAAGGTGACACTTTAGAAAACTACTCATTAACATTTAAAGATGGACAATACCAACAAATTAATGTATATGAAACAGTAACTTTTCTATCTAAACAAGATGCAATAGACTTTTTTAATTTAATAAAAACAGTTATTGAAACTAAAGAAGATAAGACAGTTACATTTAATGATCAAACAGTGTCTTTAGTATACTTTAAAAATAATCTTAAGTTATATGTAGGAGATGCATTTAGCTGGTGGAGTATTAAGTATGCTGATAAGTATCTTGAAGCTTTACAATGATACATTTTATTAAATATCTAGTGGTATGGATAAGCCAAAACTTGTCCATACCTTTCTGGATGTTAGGACATTTTCATTTAATGACTAACATCTATGAGGATATTTATGAATTTATTGCTTCCTTTGGTATGAATATAATTGTAGCTATTGGTTTTTGGATTAGCTATAAAGAAGACAAACAAAGAAACAGTAAATAAAATGTTAGGAATATTATTAATTACAGGAACTATAATAGTTTCTTTTATTGCAGTAATGTTAATCATACATTACTTTGAAAAATAATCAGAAATGACAAATTATAATGAAGTTAGTGGAGATCTTATTGATCTTGCTAAAAAGGGTGAATTTGATGTTGTAGCTCATGGCTGCAATTGCTTTTGTACTATGGGTGCAGGAATAGCACCTCAAATGGCTAATGCCTTTGGATGTGATGAATTTCCACTTGAAAATCAAAAATATTCAGGAGATAAAAATAAGCTTGGTAAGATAGATTATGAAACAATGCTTGTTAATAATAAACATCTTACTGTTGTTAATGCATATACACAATATGGATTTGGAGGACAACCATTTGATTATGATGCTTTTGAAAAGATTGTATCTGAAATGAATAAAGTTTTTAAAGGTATGCATATTGGTTTACCTAAAATTGGAGCTGGATTAGCTGGAGGTAAATGGAATGTCATTAAAGAAATGATACAAGAAGGATTTACTGATTGTAAAGTAACTGTAGTAAAATATAGACCAGTTAGATGATAGTCACAAAAGTTACTAGAAAATCTATGACCATAAGACCAAGTGGGAGGAGTACTGATTTCATCAGTCCCTCCTTTGGTCATGGCTGTTTGTATAACTGTAGTTACTGTTATATGAAGAGACATAAACCGGAAGGATTATCTGTAGCTACAAATACTATGGATATCCTGACAGAAATTAATTCACATGCTTATTTTACTGATGTAGAGAAACCTAATCAAACAGGGGAGTATGTAACTTATGATATCTCTTGTAATGAAGACTTTGCTCTTCATGCTAAATATCATGACTGGAAGACAATTTTTAAGTTCTTTAGAGATCATCCACTTGCTATGGGTTCATTTGCTACTAAGTATGTAAATAAAAACTTACTAAGTTTTAATCCAGAAGGTAAGATTAGAATAAGATTTAGTATAATGCCTGAGAAGTGGAGAAAACAATTAGAACCTAATACTAGTCCACTTGATCAGAGACTTCAAGCTATTCCAAAATTTATATATGCGGGTTATGATGTACACTTAAACTTTAGTCCAGTTATTGTTCATGACAATTGGCTGACTGAGTATGAGTTTTTGTTTGATATAATTAAGAAACATGCTCAGTATAATCTTTGGAATTTTGACCTAGTAAAAGCTGAAGTAATATTTCTTACTCATAATGAGGACAAGCATAAGTATAATCTACAGCATAATCTTCCGGGAGAAGATTTACTTTGGGTACCTAAAATACAAGAAGCTAAAATTTCTCAGTATGGTGGTAAGAATATAAGGTATGAACATAACAGAAAAGCTGATTATATCAAACAGTTTGTTGAGTTACATGATAAATATATTCCTTGGAATACAATTAGATACATATTTTAGCTATGACACTTTTAGATACTGAAAAAATAGGTAAGAAGCTTGTAAAGCACGGATTCTACAGATCTAATCTTGATCATCAACATTATAGATATCATAATATTGCAGGTGGATTATCAGTTACATTTGTATTACAAAGTAATATATGGTCTGCAAATTTTACTCATGGAATTGACATGCACACTACAATAACATTTACTGGTCATCAAGCTGTATTTACTCCAGAGTGGTTAGTAGAAGAACATAAAAAATTACAAGCAATGTTTAAATTTTTAAGAGGATGAAAAAATATAATTTTAGTGATACAAAGATTAAGAACTTAATCAAAGATATATGTAATGAGCACTGGGATGTTTGTAAACCTGAAGATAGTAACATGGGTTACTTATGGTATATGTATGCCTCTGGTAATAAACAAGGAGAGTTTAAACCATTTATTTTTCTATCTGAGTTAAATTTACTTGTTAAAAAAGGGTATGCTACTGAAGAAGAGAAGCAAAACATGCTCAGGATGTTATTAAGTGAAGATGATGATAATGCAAATCTTACTGCATATTCTATACTTACACTTAGAAGTAAAAGACTAGAAGAATTAGGATTATGGACAGATAATAATGTAAATTATAAAGATGTCAACTATACAAAGGATATAATTAATCCTGAATTATTTTGGAATAAATAGATATTATGGAAAAAACAGCTGTACAATGGATAGAAGAAACTATTGGTAGAAAACATATGAATGAGTTTTTAAAATCTGTAATAGACCAAGCTAAAGAAAAAGAAAAGGAATATTTAGAAAAACTTAAAGACTTTGATACATGGAAAGAATGGAAAAATAAATCAGAATAAGATGGAAAGCTGGGATAAAAGTAAATCTGAGTTTATCAAGACTCCAAAAGAAGTTATTAATTTCTTTAATGAAATAGAAAATATCTGTAAAATATATGGGTATTCAATAGCTCATGAAGATGGTCATGGTGCATTCATTATTGAAGGTTATGATCCTACTAATATTGATTGGTTAAAGAGTGCACATTTAACTATTAAATAAGAATAAGATGAATTGTATAAAATGTGGTAAGAAAGCTTATAGAGTATATAAACCTGATCTAGATCTAGAAGGTATAGGTATGTGCTCTGATCATCAAGATGAGATTACTCTTGATCTTATGGTAGCCAACTTTGATTCTAGAGGCTGGGAAAAGTTTGAAAAGAAATACGGTAAAAAAGATGAGAAGAATTAGAAAATGGTTTGAACTCAACTGGGGTTGGTTCTTTATTAATGGTAGAAAAAAGGATGCTTGGGCAAGGTATCTTAGAAAAAAGTATAATGATGACGGAGAATGAATTAAAAGATTTTGGATTTGATCAGGTTGTTATATCTGATGTAGATAGTGGTAACGGGTATGATTATTACTTCTACCAAAAAGAGCTATACAACAATGTAGTTCTGTATACATCAGATAGTATTGATACTAAAGATGACCGGTGGATTATTAGTTGCTGGGATTTACCAGCTATAAAAATAGAAAGTGTAGATCATTATCAACAATTTCTAGACACACTAAGAAATATAATTAGATAGTATGTTTTCTGGTAAGTTTATTAAGAAGAATGGGAAGCTAGTTTATAACGGACCTCAAGATAAACTAGGATATGAGATATTCATGTCAAAAATTCCTGAAGGACAATTAGTTGAAATGTATATTGATTTGGCTGATACAAATCATAGTAAAGCACAACTTGCTAAAGTACATGCTTGTATTAGAGAGTTAGCTAAAGAATCTGGATATACTTTTGATGATATGAAAGTTATTATAAAAGAAACTTCTGGTCTTAAAGCTAAGTCTTTTGCAGACTGTAGTAGAGATGAACTAATGTTAGCAATTGAAACTTGTGTACAAATAGGAAAAGATCAATTTAATTTGAATCTTTAGATTCATCATCCTCTTTAACAAAGTTTTTAGTTTCAATTTCTTTCTCATCAATTAAATTATTTTCAGTAGCTTGTTTTTCAATTTCTGCTAATAATAAAGTTATAGTATAAAAAGATTTTTCATGCGGAGTAAGCTCAGCATAAGACTTTTTTAAGATATTTTGTAGTGATTCTTCAGTAGTACCTTTTTCTTGAAGAATAGTAAACAGATCATAAAGAACTGCTTTTACCATTACATAATAAGCTTTATTTACCGGAACATTGATGATAGCATCATCTTTTATTTCTTTAACTTTTATAGTACTCATATTGTATAATTTTATCAAAAATAGCAAAAAAATGAATTTAGAAGAAATTAAACAAAAAATGTTTGATAAACTTGAACCAAGCGGATGGGGAAGAGTTTTTAAATCTTTTATATTTAGTTCTGAGTTTGATGACATACTCATTAAACTTTGGAATTTAAGTAAAGAAGACAAAAGATTTACTCCACCTCTTAAACAAGTATTTAGGGCATTTGAAGAATGTCCATATAATAAACTAAGAGTTGTTATTGTTGGTCAAGATCCATATCCACAACTTGGAGTAGCTGATGGAATATCATTTAGTTGTAGCAATACAAACAAACTACAACCTAGTCTTAAATTTATTCTACAAGAAGTAGATAGAACTGTATATAATAACCATGTGATTAGTGAAAATTTAGACTTATCAAGATGGTCAAAACAAGGCATACTTATGCTAAATACAGCTCTTACAGTTGAAGTAGGTAAAATTGGTAGTCATTATGATATATGGAGATCTTTTACTGCTTATTTATTAGATTGGTTAAATAATTATAATCCGGGATTGATATATGTCTACATGGGGAAAAAAGCTGAAGAATGGTCTGACCTTACTAATGATAATAACTATAAGTTTACTGTTAAACATCCTGCTTCTGCTGCTTATAATGGCTCTAAATGGGATAGTGATGATATATTTAATAAGATATCTAGACTTGTAGAAGAATCTAATGGTGAAACTATAATATGGTAATATGACAGAAATATTTCTTAGGTGTATTAAAGAGGGATTAACTCCTAATACCTTTTATGTATTATACTGCATTAAAGAAAAAATTGCAGTAGCAAATTTTGTTAATAAAGCAATAGAATGCAAAAGGCTGCAAAGTGAAGCATGGCTTGATGAAAACTTGCAATTGACCTCTAAAAGTCATATCTTTATTACTGAAATTGATGGGTACTTTAGAAAGTCAAAGAAGAAAACTACTATAGATTTATTGGGTAATAATTTCCTTGATAACATTAAGGATTATAATGAAATATTTCCTAATAAAAAGCTATCAAGTGGCAAGTATGCAAGAGTAAATCCTAAAACTCTTGAAAATAGTTTTAGATGGTTTTTTGAAACTTATGACTTTACTTGGGATACTATCTTCAAAGCTACTAGAAAATATGTTGATGAATACAGTATCCGTAGATATGAATATATGAGAACTTCTCAGTATTTCATTAGAAAACAAAATACTGATAAAACTTGGGATTCTGATTTAGCAACATATTGTGAATTAATATTAAGTGGAGAAGATTATGTAATAGATTATTTTAAAGAAAGAGTAGATTAATGGGAAATAAAACACAGTTATTTCTATTTGCTATTATTGGAACTTTATTGGCTTGGGTGATTACAGATAATTTTATTATTACAATAGGAATTGGACAGTTTTTACTTATTGAACTGATTATTACAATAATGCATGAAATATACAATTTAGCAAAAGCAGATATAATTAAAAAATCATAATATGGCTCAATTATTTAATGGTGCGGCACCTTTAATACCGGTAAGTGAGAGAGATGCTCTCAAGAAAGCTATCTATAAAATAGAAGCAAGAAGAAAAGGAAGACTGAAGTCACTGAAGAGTGCATGGCCAAAATTTAATGATGCTTTTTGTGATGGATTAGAATGGAGAACTATCACCGTAGTAGGTGCTAGACCTGGAACTGGTAAAACTTTATTCATGGAACAGTTAATTGATGATATCATCAAAGCTAACCAAGAACAAGAATTTAGAATACTTAAGTTTCAGTTTGAAATGTTAGATGAGACTAATGGAATACGGAAGTTAAGTCTAAATACTGGTTATGATTACAATGCATTGATGAGTAAGGCAGAGCCTTTAGATGATGGTGTATTTAATAAATGTGTTGAACTTTATCAAAAATCAAAAGACAGAGATATTATTGATGTTATTTATGATCCATGTACAGTTGATGTAATGTGTGCTACAATCCATAATCATATGGAAAATCATGCAAAAATGGTAAAAGATAAAGATGGCAACATGATTAAAAAATATACTAACATGCTTGTCACCATTGACCACTCAGCACTATTCAAAGTGGCTAAAACAGAAAAGGATAAGTTTGAAATGTTATACTCTCTTGGAGAAGCACTAACTTATATGAAGAAACACTATCCTGTAGCCTTTGTAGTATTAAGTCAGCTCAATAGAAATATTGACAATCCTGACAGAGCTAGAGATGGGGAATATGGTAATTATGTATTAGATTCTGATTTATTTGGTGCAGATGCTTTGTTGCAGCATGCTGATGTTGTTCTAGGTATAAATAAACCTTCTATAAGAAAGATTAGACAATATGGTCCGGAAAAGTTCATCATAGATGATGATGATATATTAGTTTTCCACTTCTTAAAGTCAAGAAATGGTCTAACAAAGATGAGTTTCTTTAAACTAGATAGAGCAGCAATGAGAATCATTGAAATTGATCCTCCGGCTCAGGCAACAAATACTCTGAGTACAAAAAAGTAAAAGTTAAATTATGGATAGAAAACAAAAAGAAAGAGAGTATTTTGGAAAACATGCTGAAATTTTTAAAAAACTAAAGCTTGCAAGTCCATTATTTACTCTAAAAATGGCTTTCTATGAGAAAGGCCGTTTTGGAAGAAACATTCAACTTTATGAAAGTGAACTAAAGAAGAATGAAGATATCTATATGGAATTTATAGATGTAATAAGAGATGAAAGAGGAGCTGAACAAGATTATACTCCTATGTATGAAGACAGACCACTGTTTAAATTCAAAGCAAATCCTTTTTATACAGAGGAGTATGAGCTTAGAGAAAGAGCTGGTGGATATTCTGCATATGTAATCTCTGCTAGTGAACTAATGATGGTACAAGAAGATGGTACTGAAATTTCTTATTCTCTTTATGAAAAAAGAAGAGAAGAACTTAAGAAAAAAGAAGACAGTCTTCCAAAACTACAGAAAACACTTTCAGTATTTCCTGATTTTGAAGAAGAGTTTACTAAAAGAGAAGAAGCAGTACAAACTGCAGGTTCTGATTTTGACATTGATAAAGTTACAGACACAAGCACATTAGCAAACATATCTCTTAGAGATTTTGCTGCTATAATGTTAGTAAAACCTGTAAGTGATAAACAATGGTTAAATGATTTAATAACAACAGCAAAAAAAGACATATGAGTATAGTATTGCCAACAAAAAAAGTAAAGGCTGAAAGACAGAATCCTAAAAGAATTGTGATTTATTCTAAGCCAAAGACTGGTAAAACAACAGCTTATGCTGGTCTTGATAATAATTTAATTCTTGATTTAGAAAATGGTGCTGATTATGTAGATGCTTTAAAAGTAAACATTAATAGTTTACAAGAACTATTAGATACTGGAAAAGCAATTAAAGAAGCAGGTAAACCTTATAAGTTTATTACTGTAGATACTGTAACTGCATTGGAAGATATGATCATGCCGTTAGCAATAAAGTTATATAAACAAACTCCAATGGGTAAAAACTTTGATGGGGATACTGTAATTACATTGCCAAATGGTGCAGGATATTTATATATCCGTCAAGCATTCTTTCAAGTTTTAGATTTTATTGATACATTAGCACCCCATATTATTTTATCTGGTCATATTAAAGACAAACAGGTAGATGATAAAGGTGAACTTGTAATGTCAGCTAACATTGATTTAACAGGTAAAATTAAATCTTTAATTTGTGCAAATGCAGATGCTATTGGGTACATGTACCGAAAGGGTAACAAAACTATTCTCTCATTTAAAACCAATGAGGAAGTTACTTGTGGTGCAAGACCTGAGCATTTACGTAATGAAGAAATAGTAGTTACCGAGATGAATGAAAATGGTGAACTTGAGTTTCACTGGGAAAAAGTATTTATTTAATAATTAAAACAAAAACAAAATGGGATTAAGTACAACTGATTTGGGCACAGGTTCTGGTGGCTCATCAATGGCAAAAACAATTGCTCCAGGCAATCATGTATTAAAGATTAACAACATTGAATTGGAAGATTTTAGATTCATTGAAGGAGCTAAACATCTTATATTACATGTAGAAACTGAACCTATTGATGGTTTTGAAGGTTTTGCACTAGACAAGGACAATCCAGAAAAAGGTCATTTTGCAGGTCAGATTGGTAAAGTAAAAGCTAGTCAGTATGCATTTGCTGATGGTGAAACTAAATCTGGTATTAAAATTCAAAGAGATAGATCAATATTGATCTTCTTACAAGGTTTATCTAAAGCTTATGGTATAAATGATTGGTTTACTGAACAAGATGGTCAACATGAAACAATTGATGATTTTGTAGAAGCATTTAATAAAACTGCACCTATCAAAGATAAGTATCTAGAATTTTGTATTGCTGGTAAAGAGTATTTGAATAAAAACTCTTATACAAGTTATGATCTTTGGCTTCCAAAAGCAGAAAATAAAAAGTATGCATATGCTGAAGTTGAAGCTGGTAAAGTCATAATATATGATGAAGCTAAGCATCTTAAAAAGTTAGAAGTAAAAGATGTAAACAATTTTGGTGATGATGATTTTGGAACATCACCGGGGTTATCTACTGATTTCAGCCTAGACTAAATAATTTATAATAGTATAGGGGGGAGTCAGCTTCCCCCTATTTTATTTTCTAAACTTATGATTTCTACAAAGAACCTTGTATCACAGTTAGAAGATGTACCTAAAGAATGGGTATTTGAATATTATTTAAAACTAACTGAAAAACTTACTGGTCAAAGTGTAAAGATTAAATCAATTTTTAATAGTAGAGAGAAGACAGCTTCAATGTATATTTATATGGATGATAAAAACACATATAAGTACAAAGATTTTTCTTCAGGTTATGGTGGTGATGCATTAAATCTAGTTCAAACACTATTTAATTTTGGAACTAGAGGCAGAGCATCATTTAAAATTATTGATGATTACAATGAATATTTAAAAACTAATGATCCAGCACCTGTAATTGAATTAAAAGCTCACAGTAAGTTTAGAGTTTCTGATTATGAAATAAGACACTGGAATAACTTAGATCAAAATTACTGGATGGGTTTTAGTATTGGTTCTAAGATGTTAGAACATTACAATGTAGCTCCATTAGATTTCTATGTCATGACAAAAGAAGATAATCTAGGTATGCAAAGTAGCATGAGAATATCTGCAAATTATATCTATGGTTATTTTAAAGATGATGGTACTTTGTATAAGATTTATCAACCTAAAGTAAAGGATGGTAAATTTATAAAAGTCCGGGATTATATTCAAGGTAGTGAGCAACTTAGGGGAGATAAGAAGTTTCTTATAATTACTTCTTCACTTAAAGACCTTATGGCATTTAATAAATTAAAAATTACTGATGCAGAATGTATTGCTCCAGACAGTGAAAATTCCATGATACCTACAACTTTTATGGTTAATGCAATTAAACACTACAAAAGTGTATTTGTATTATTTGATAATGATGAACCTGGTCAGAAAGCAGCTCAAAAATATCAAAAGATGTTTGGAGTAACTACAATCAATCTCCCTATGGAGAAAGATCTATCTGATTCAGTTAAATTACATGGCATTGATAGTGTAAGAAACACATTATTACCATTATTAAAACAAGCATTATGAGTTGGATTTATCAAGGAAAAGAATTTGAGGAATTAGATATTCCTGCAGGAGCCGTAGGGTTCATTTATATTATGACTGCTATCATAGATGGTAAATCAGTTGCTTACATAGGAAAGAAAAACTTCTTTGCTAATATTAAGAGACCTCTTGGTAAAAAAGCACTGGCCATGTCTACTGATAAAAGGTTAAAAAAGTACAAGCGGGAACTGAAACCTGACTTTATGAGATATTACAGTAGTAATAAGATTCTTAAAGATGCTCACAAAGCAGGAGTAGTTATCAAGAGAGAGATACTTAGAATATGTAATTCTCAAATGGAACTTACATATCAGGAAACTAAACATCAGTTCTTGTATGAAGTACTTGAAAAAGAAGAATTCCTAAATGGGAATATCTTAGGTAGGTTTTATAAAATCAAATAATTATGACAGAATTAGAATTAACAAGCCTCCTGTTTCAGTTGGCTGATCATGGTGTGACCGGTATTAAGGTAAAATATGATGGTGCTGGAGATTCAGGTGCCATAGAATGGGTTGGTTATACAAATCATCCTTGTGAAACTCCAGAAGATGTATGTGATTATATAGAGGATTGGGAAAATGATTGGGTATTAGCAAAAATTTCTGCAGATGCACATAATGCAATTGAAGAGTTTGCACAATCTAAACTTCTTGATGATATAGAAGACTGGTGGAATAATGAAGGTGGTTTTGGAGAGTTGTGTATTTGTGTTCCTTCAGGAAAGTACATTATCAATAACCATGTAAGAGTTACTGAAACTGAAGATTATTTTCATGATGGTAGTCTTCTAGATAAAGTAGATGAGTAATGGCACATCCTGAAGAACATGCTAAATCCTCTGTTAGAAAATGGGGAGGTAAGCCAGAAGATTATCTTGAGATTCATGCATGGTTTGATGAAACCAAGGCTTGGATAGGTCACTCTAAACATAGAATGTTTAGACACCATAGTGAAGGTATCTTTCAGTGTGAACAAATATTTGGTGGATATATAATTAATTCTGACGGAAAGAAAGTTTATACCAGATATATTGGTGAACAACATGTAAAAGAGGATTGTAACAACTACATTCCTACTGCTAAAGAATGGGTAGATATGATTGAAAGTGGCAAACCCAAAGAATGGGCAATAAAAACTTTAAAAATTGAAGACTGATGGTAAAGATGATTTTTGATAAAGAAGAGACAAGAAACTTAATGATGATGTTGCAATCACAAGATGCAGACAATCATGTTATAGCTTTTGAAACTCTAAAGAATGTTGATTTTGATAAATACATAGGAGAACTATTAGTTCTCTATAAGTTTGGTGGACATACTATGGAGAACTGGATGATTAACTGTAAAAAGATAGCAACAAAAATATTAGCTATTAAACCAGAAACTCCACTTAGTAGTCCTAATACATTAAGTCTGATTACAAAACACAAAGGTTCTAAAGCTTCGGTTGAGCTATTTATGGAATTCTTTATTAAGGATATGACTAGAATGTTAGGTTCTATTGGATATCCTACGGATAAGTTTGAGATAGACATTAAATTTAAAGATGATGGACAAACAACAGAGTCTTAGTAAAATTGGTAAAGAGCTAATGTTGAAAGAGCCCTATTATGGGTTCTTTCTTATTATGCTTAATAAGTTATGGGATAGTAAAAGAGTTCCTACAGCAGGTGTAAGCAAGAATGGTATTAATTACCAGCTTGCTATTAATCCTGAATTTTGGGAAAGTCTTAGTGATTCTCACAGACTTGGATTATTGAAACATGAGCTACTTCATATTGCATTTGGTCACTTAACTACATTCTTTAAGTTTAGTGATAAGAGACTTGCAAATGTGGCAATGGATATGGAGATTAATCAATATATTGATAAGTCTTGGTTGCCAGAAGGTGGTATTGATATAGATAACTATCAAGAGCACAATCTTGATAGAAAAGCTGGTTGTAGATATTATTATGACAAGCTGAAACAACTACAGGATGAGAAAAATAAGAATGGTACATCTGGTAGTGATGCTATGGATCAGTTACTAGACAATATTGAGTCTGGTAATATTCCTGATCATAGTACATGGGAAGAGTTTGAAGATCTTAGTGAAGCTGAGCAAAAGTTAATTGAGAAACAATTACAGAAAGTTCTTAGTGATGCTAAAGAACAAACTCTTAAGAAAAGAGGTACAGTTCCTGGAGAAATTGAAGGAGTAATTATTATTGAAGAAGTTGTCAAGCCTAAATTTAATTGGCGGGGATATATTAGAAGATTTACTGGTGTAAGTACTAAAGTATTTACTAAGAAAATTAGAAGAAAAGAGAACCGTAGATTTGAGGCTAATCCTGGTCTTAAAGTAAAAATGAGACAACATATGTTGTTGGCCATTGATACTTCAGGATCTGTAAGTGATGCGGAACTTCAAGAATTTATGAGTGAAATCTATCACATCTATAAATGTGGTGTAGATATTACAGTTGTACAGTGTGATACAATGATTAGATCTGTTGAGCCTTACAAAGGTAAATTTGAAATGGCTGTACAAGGCAGAGGTGGGACTGAATTTGATCCTGTCCTAGAATATTTTAATGCCAACCTGAAGAAATACACAAGCCTGGTGTATTTTACAGACGGGGAATGTAGTTATTCTGTAAAACCTAGAGGTAATACTCTGTGGGTTTTGTCAGAAAGATCTTATATGAATGAAGATTTACCAGGTAAAGTAATTAAATTAGAACTATAAAAAGAAAGATTATGAATCAAGTACAGTTGAACGTAGATGAGTTGAAAAACTTTATTAAGCATATGGTTAAGAATAACCAACATATTCAGTCTGAAGGTAAAGTACCTGTGGCTATTAATATTGAGGGTGATGCTGGTTTGGGTAAAACTTCTGCAATCATGCAGTTGGGTAAAGAACTATCTATGGAGGTTGTAAAGCTGAATTTATCTCAGCTAGAAGAGTTAGGTGACTTGGTTGGGTTTCCTGTAAAAGAATTTCAAATACAAAATGCTGAAGGTAAAACTACCTGGATAAATGAATCTCAGATATCTGCAGCTACTAGTAAAGGGTATAAAGTTGTAGGAAAGAGAATGTCACATGCTGCTCCTGAGTGGATTCAAGGTAAAGGAGAAGGTGGTTTCTTAATTCTTGATGACTATACTCGTGCTGATGCAAGATTTATGCAGGCTACTATGGAGATCTTGGATAGACAAGAATATGTTTCTTGGAAACTACCTAAGAACTGGCATGTTATCTTGACTACTAATCCAGATAATGGTGACTATAATGTTACTTCTCTTGATGTAGCTCAGAAGACCAGATTTATTTCTGTTGAGTTGAAATATGATTCTGATGTATGGGCTAAGTGGGCAGAGAAAGCAAACATAGATGGTAGATGTATCAACTTTATGTTGATGCACCCAGAGTTGGTTACTCAAAGAATAAATCCAAGAGCAATTACTACTTTCTTTAATGCTATTAGTTCTATTCCTAAGTTTGAGGACAACTTGCCATTGATTCAAATGATTGGTGAAGGTTCTGTGGGAGCTGATTTTAGTTCAATGTTTACTATGTTCATTAATAATAAACTTGATAGAATTATTTCTCCTGAAGACATCCTGACTAAAGATGAGCAGTATGTTATGAATAGTTTGACCAATGCTGTTGGTAAAGATGATGAGTTCCGTGCTGATATATCTAGTGTAATTGCAACCAGATTGATTAACTATTCCCTTACTATTGCTGACAAAGGAGCAGTTGGTAAACCAATTATAGATAGGATAGCTAAGCTTACTACAGATTGTGAAGCATTTACTAATGACCTTAGATACTATATGGTTAAAGAAATTGTCAACGGTAATAAAGTTAAGTTTAGTCAATTGATGATGAATCAAGAGGTGGTGAAGATGGCTGTTAAGTAATTGAAACATAAAGGGTTTTCCCCCTTTAAAAATACATTACTATAATTAAAAACAAACATAAGGGGAGGTAATACTCCCCTTTTTAAATAAAATTCTATGAAAAAATATTTGTTTATTTATGATGCGGCAACAGATGGAAATGAAATAATTATAAAAGTACAACCATTATATTGTGCTTGGGGTGGTGATGAATTTTTACCAGTAGTTGATAAAGAATATATCCCTAATAAAGGAGACAAACTTTATTTCCTTCCTGGTGTAAATATTCCTAGAGTAAAACTAAAAGATTTGTCTTTGGAATATGGTATTAAAACAGTTAGAAATATAGAAGATGCTACACATGTTTTCCGTGGTAAAAATACTAGAGATAAAATTGTATCATCACATTGGTATTATAAAATACCTACATCTGCATTAAGGGCAATCATTGAGGACTCTGAATGTAATATGGATGATTATTACAAAGAAAACTTAAGAGAAGCACTAGAACACTATACTGAAGACATAGTTATTGTAAATTATGCTGATGCTAGTGTATTAAGAAATAATAATGTACCTGTACTAAGAAGACATATACAAGCTAGTATGTTAGGTTCATCTAATACATATTATACAATAGATGATGATCACAAAGATTTATTTCCAGATATATTGAGTCTAGAACTTTATGATGAAAGTAAATTGCTAAAGTACATTAATGGTAATGATGCTGCTACTATAGATGAATCTATGTTCTTACAGATTTCTGATATGTTTGAAAGCTCAGATAGAGACAACCATATTCTTGCAATGGAAATTATGGCCAATTGTAATTATATGGAAAGTCTACTATTTATTGAGATGCTTTTTGAAAGATATGCATATAAGATGAGTGAATGTCATACCAAGAACCATGTTAATTTCAAATCTTTACTTAGTTTTCTAGGTAAAAATAAGAATTACATGAGCACTAGTATTGATGAGATGACAACATCTCTTATCAATAAAGAAGTATTTGATTTAGATAAGGTTAATCTTATAATGAAATATTATGGTAAAGAGATAGCTGAAAAAGGTGGTACTCAATACTTTGAAGTAAAAAGTGTAACTCTTAGTGAAGAAGCAGCAAAGTTACTCAATACTAACTATGTTCATGAGATAATACCAGATTTTATTCCTGAAGGTGTAGAACAAGTAGAAATCCAAGAACCAACAGTGTATCCAGTTAATGAGGCAGAGCATGAAGAACTTCTAGGTGAAGACATAGAAACTGCATTATCTAGAATTGAGAGAAATCAACTTAAGTCAGAGCTAATAGCTATTGAAGAAGAGTTAAGTGCACCACAGGGGTCCCTGGATGAAGAATCAAATAACAATCAAATAGAAGAGAAAGATGACAATGGTTTTGAATGGTTCTGATGAACTAGAGAGATTTTATAAGGAGAAGTTTTATTTTAGCTATAGTGGCTTAAATAAACTACTATATTCTCCTGCACTATTTTATAATCATTATGTGCTCAACCAGAGAGAGGATAGTACAGACCCGCACCTTGTAGGAGGGCGGGTTCTGCACTGTCTTTTATTTGAGCCTGAGAAGTATGATGAGCAATTTGTATCATTACCGGGTAAACTTCCAACAGATAGTCAAAGAAAAATTATTGATAATATTTTTAGAATACATTGCTCAGTAGGAAATAATTCTTTACTTTTGGAAGACTACTCAACAGATATACTCACACAGCTTCTTACAGCAAATCTTTATCAATCACTCAAAACAGATGCTCAAAGATTAGAAAAAATTCTAACAGATGAGAACAAAGAGTATTTTGAATTCCTCAAACAAAGTCAAGATAAAGCAGTAGTAGATCAACCAACTTTGGATGGCTGCAAAGCACAGGTAGAGATACTAAAAACTAATAATGATGTTAGAGCTTTATTAGCATTAGACAAAGCTGAGGAAGATGATCATATTGAGATATATAATGAGTTGCATATCAAAATAGATCATGATCAGTTGCCCTTTGGATTTAATGGATTCCTTGATAATGTAGTTATAGACAACCAAGCAAAAGTTATATTTATTAATGACTTAAAAACTACTGGCAAGTCTATTCAAGATTTTCCTGATGCTGTTGAGTATTATAAGTATTGGATTCAAGCTGTTATCTATTATATACTGGCAACACATAAATTTTTGAAAGGCAAACCAGATATAACATCTTGGCAAGTACAAGTAACCTTTATTGTAATTGACAAATACAATTTAGTTTATCCATATCAAGTGTCAAGAGAAACAATGTCTAAGTGGCAAAAGGATTTTAAGTCTGTGTTAGAAGTGGCTGTATGGCACTATACAGAGAAGAAATATGACTTGCCATATGACTTAGCAGTAGGTAATGTAAAATTGTAAAATTATGGTAATTGATGCGCTTTATAGGAAATACTTCCAGAAGTCCAAGATATTTTTATATCCGCTCTTGGGCATTAAAAGAGGTACAAGTGTTGTTCCAGGTGAGACTTATCTCTCTTGGGAAAACAAAGTAAACTCTGAGGATATGAAACTAGTTTGTGTATACCATACAAGAACTGACATGGAATATTTACAGTTTGAGAAAAATATTTTACTCAAACATAATAGACTTGTTGATTTTACTAAGGTAGATGAAGATAAACTAGTTGCAATTTTTAATTTTTCTGATTTAAGTGATGATTGGTCATACTTTCTAGATGGAAAGTACAGTAAAATGAATACAAATACAAAGCGCAAAATTCTAGACTTCTTTGATAAGAGAAGTGGTAACTATGCTTATGTAGAAAGCTACCTGTTTCCTGAAAATCATTTTGAAACATATGCTAAAATACTAGGTGTAGATGTTGAAATACTCAAATCTGTTGGTGAGCTATGCAATAAGCCAGATTTTGAAAAAGAAAATTTACTTATTGAAGTAGCAGATTTGGAAAACATTAAAATAATTCAATAACTTTGTTAAAACCAACAAAATGAGTGAAAAAACAATGATGATTGTCCAGTCAACTTGGCAAGACAAACAAACTTTTAGATTGATTCCAATTGCAGAATCATGTCCTTATGTAGAATGTATTTTTGATCCAGATAGCAAAGTTTTTGTTATTGTATCAAAGATTAGAAAAACTTCTTTACATATGTTGCCCAAACTTGATGAGTACGGTATTGCCATATCAGGCAACCGTGGAACTAAACAAGAAAGACACAAGATAGAAGTGTTTCAAGAATTCTATATAGAAGACCTAAATGCTATTGAAGAATTAATTAAAACTTTTGCAGTTAATGCTGAGTTTGATTATAAAACATTTATGAATAACTAACATAAATAGTTTAATTCTACCAGAAGGGAGTGTTTACAGGCACTCCCTTTTATTTTAACTTAACGGGGGGACAGCTTAACTGAACAAATCTTATGAAAACACATTGGGTAATGGACTATGAAACTCTTAGTAATTGTTTCATAGCAGTATTTGAAGATATTAAATCTGATGACCGGGAAATTTTTGTAGTTCATGAGTCTAGAAATGACACTGAAGAACTAGTAAACTTTCTAAATAGGAACAAAACCTTTAATGAATGGCATGTCAGCTTTAATGGTCTTGGCTTTGATAGTCAAATCACTGAATATATATTAAGAAAACAGAATGATCTGTGCAGTATGTCTGCACAGGATGTTGCAGCTTATTTATATTCAAAAGCACAACAAATTATTAATAAACAAAACTCTGGTGAGTTTTTAGAATTTAGTCAAAAAGATCTCCAGATAAGACAGATTGATGTATTTAAACTTAATCATTGGGATAATCCAGCTAAGAGAAGTTCATTAAAATGGATTCAGTATACTATGGACTGGCACAACATTGTAGACATGCCAATTCATCATACTAGTCATATTGTTGCTCAGCAAATAGAACCAATTATTAGGTATTGTATTAATGATGTCAAGTCTACTAAACAAATTATGCAACTTAGTAAAGGGCAGATTGATTTACGTAGATCTTTAACACAAGAATATAATATTGATTTATTTTCAGCATCTGAACCTAGAATTTCTAAAGAATTATTTCTTCATTTTCTAAGTAACCAAACAGGAATAAAGAAATGGGACTTAAGAAACATGAGAACTTACAGACCTAAAATTACTGTTGCCGATATTATTCTGCCTTATATAAAGTTTGAAACAGCTACTTTTCAAAGATTGCTTAATAAATTTAATGAAGTAGTTATATTCCCAAATGAAACTAAAGGAGGTTTTAAGTATTCTGTACAGTATAAAGGTGTAAAAACTGACTTTGGTCTTGGTGGTGTGCACGGTGCTAGAGAAAGTAAAGTGTATAAATCAAACTCTGATATGGTTATTATGACATCTGATGTTGTAAGTTTCTATCCTAATCTTGCTATAAGAAATAAATGGGCTCCAGCTCATTTGCCGCAGCAAGAATTTTGTAATCTATATGAGTGGTTCTTTGAGGAAAGAAAGAAGATACCAAAGTCTGATCCTAAGAACTATGTATATAAGATCATTCTAAATTCTACTTATGGTCTTAGCAATGATGAGAATAGTTTCTTGTATGACCCAGAGTTTACTATGAGAATTACCATCAATGGTCAGTTGAGTCTTACTATGTTGTATGAAATGATTTGTGAAGAGATTCCAAATGCAGTTCCATTAATGCAGAATACAGATGGTCTTGAAACTATGATTCCAAGAGAGTATCAAGATAAATATATGGAGATTTGCAAAAGATGGGAGCAGATAACTAATCTTGAACTTGAGCACGGCACATATAGTAAGATAGTTCTAGGTGATGTAAATAATTATATTGCTGTAACTGAAGATGGTAAGTCTAAATGTAAGGGTAGATTTGAGTATGATAATCTAGCTTTACATAAGAACAAAAGTTTTTTAATTATTCCAAAAGCCTTACATGCATATTTTGTAAATGGTATTAAACCTGAAATATTTATAAAAGAAAATTTAAACATTTTTGATTTCTGTGGAGGAGTCAAGATAAAAGGTGATTGGAGATTTACTGAACATAAAATAGAATTTGGAGAATATACAGAAACAAAACTTCAGGATACTATTAGGTATTTCATCTCTAAATCAGGTAGTAAGATTATCAAGAAACATAACACTGATGGCCGGGAAATACAAGTAGAAGCTGGAAGATGGTTACAAACTCTATATACCAACCATCATGATAATCCATTTTCTGAATATGATTTAAATTATGATTATTATCTAGAGAAGATTAGAAAAGAAATAGAATCTCTAGAGCCAAATACAAATCAATTAAGTTTATTTTAATTATGCCAAAGAAAATTCAAAACACAACAAAGGCACATTTAGTAAGTGTGCCTCTACCAAATCATGGTGCTAGTTATACTGTAATTAGTCATCAATTTGTTATTGATTATGCTTATCAAGCCCTTGCTAATGCAGGGTTTGGGATTGTAGATGAAGAGTACAGATGTACTGCTGATGGACAAATTGCTCAGGGAGTTTACAAACTAAACTTTAATAATGATCCTGAGTTGTCAATGATGTTTGCTTGGACAAACAGTTATAATAAACAAGTAAAGTTTAAATGTGTAGTTGGTGCATATATAAATAATAGTGGTTCTGTCATGATCTCTGGAGAAGTTGGAAGCTGGGTTAGAAAACATACAGGTACTGCAGATACAGAAGTCAAAGCTACTATTGATGATTACATTACTAATGCATATATGTATTATACTCAGTTATGCTCTGATAAAGCTGTAATGGAAACTATCTCTTTAAATAGAAGGAGACAATCACAGCTGTTAGGGGTACTATTTGCCGAGTATGAAATACTTACTACAGAACAAGCTAGTGTTGTAAGAGATCAAATGAAGAAGCCTTATCATGTATTTGCTAATACAGATAGTTTATGGGCATTCTATAACTATGTAACCAATGCATTACAGTCATCACATCCTAAGACTTGGATGGAAGACCAAAGAATCTTGCATTATTTCATAGGAACAATCTGTGACTTTAGTGCACCAGTTAGTCAACCAGTTCAAGCTGTTAGTGCACCAGTAGAAGATCCTTTATATGTAGATCCAGCACAAACAAATATTCTTGATCAAATTGCAGAAGTTGAATCAGAAGTGGTGCAAGATGAGACTATCTGTGCAGATGATCTGCACCGATCAGAAGAAATCATTGAAGACACAAATGAACCTGAGATACTTCCATTTGATATAGATGAGGATGATGATGCTGTGTTAGATCAATTACTAGTTCCAATTGAAAGGGAAATTGAGGAAGAAAAATCTGAGGACATTTTTCCCCAAGATAAAATTGTTCAATATACAGATCCTGTAGGTAATGTATTTGAGGCACCAGTTGTTATAGATACAATTGATCTTAATGAAACTACTAAAGCTTCTGTTGTAGTAGTTGAAAATAGTGAAGATACAGATCTAGATTTTGATCTAGATTTTAATGAAACAGAAACTGGAACAGAGGATGTTCCAGATTTCTTTTGACATCCTTGTTAGCATATAAGGATTTATTGATTTATCATCTAGGGGGTAGCTTCGGCTATCCCCTTTTTTTTTATTAACTTAGTTTTACAAAAATAAAAGACATGCATCCAGTAGCATTTAAAAAAGCATTAATTGAAGCATACCTTGCAGGAGCAAGTAGTATGTATTGTGGTTGTTATGAAATGCAAACTAAGGCAAGTGCCAGAGAATGGTTTGATAATGAATATGGGGAACAAGAGTCAGAAGATTGTGACTGTTGTGAAGAAGATGAATAAATAAGGGGAGCCTTCGGGTTCCCCTTTTTTTTCTCATCTACCTTGTGCTCTATAAGCTTTTTTGTAGTTTTTTGATCTTTTAGACTTAGAAGTTTTAGTTTTAGCATGTACACCTGGACGGGTTACTTTTACTTTTCTATAAGTCCTTACTGTTCCTGTTGTTGCCTTTGCCATTATTTATTATTTTAATTTACCTGCACTTTCAAATCCTTCTAATGCCTTATCTACTTGACCTGTGTTACCATTAATACCAACACTCTTAAGTAAGTGACCTATAACTTTTGGTGACCCCTCTTGTTGCCAGAAGTATTCACCCTCTTTTCTACTATAGTATGCTTTATCATTAAATGTAATTAGTTGGAATACATCTTCAAATATTTTAGCATATAAACTAATGGTATTTCCAAATGCAGATGTAGTTGTAGTAACCATTTTAATATAATCATCTGCTCCAAGGTTTACACCAGCAATTGTTGGTAGTGGAACAAATGCTGAAGTTTCAGCTTGTACACCTAATAATAATAAAAGCATATGATTTTGAATAAATCCCCATGTTTTAAAGTCATCAGTAAATAAAGCTCCTGATCTTGCTCTAAGTTTATCAAATCTTTTCTTATCATCTGGATCATAACCCCAAAGCATTGATGCAAGAAGAGCGGCAGTTATTATAAATAATCCTTCAGAAAGAGTTCTCATCAAATCTCTTTTTTGATCAAGTGGCATATAAGCCCAATACTTACCTTTACTTTTAATAAGTTCTTTCATTCCAAGATATGCATTTACATAAAAGCCCATAGTAGTTTTACCGGTCATCCAATCATATCTTTTTTTCATTTTTGGTTTCCAGAACTTACCATCTTCTATTTCTACTGCAGCTCCCCATCTGTTTGTAAGCATTGGTATAAACCACTTTCTCATGAATGTAAACATTCTATATGGTAAATACATATTACCTTCAGCTTGAGCAAACTTATCATATGAACCATACAATCTGTGAGATACACCCTGAAATTTATTTCTAAACTGTTTAAATTTCTCAGATTTAGCAATTATAATTTCTTTACCTTCTTCAAATTCTATAGCACTAACAACTTTATTTCTTTGCTGAAGTTCTTCAACAGTAACACCATACATTTGAGCAATTTCTTCAAGTGTTTGACCTTTAACATACTCATGATATACTGTTCTATTATACCATGCTGGATCAACACCTGGTTTTAATTCAGCTATACCAGTATCTTTATTAAGTTGCCATGCATCTTTATAGTTAATAGTGATAGTCTTACCATTAGAAAGTCTTTGCTCTACTTTTTCAGCATTTAAAAATGCACCAAAAAGTTGTAAAGCTGCTTCCATTTCAGCATTTTTTCTAATGTTGTACATCCACTCTCCATTCATAAGATCCTTTGACATGTTTCTAGAGACAGATCTTCCAAAGTCATCTTCAAATTTAAAGGCTGCATCAAACATTTCAATTATCTGAGATGATAATGCAGGAACACCTTTTGTATATACACTCTTAGCTACCCACTCTAACATAGCTGGAGTAGCCCATAGTTTACCTTTTCCTAAATCTTTTACAGTAATAAATCCACCACCAGCTGATTCAATAATATTTTGTACTATCTGACCATATCTGTTTTTTAAATCTGAAGGTAAGTTTACTGCTAGTGAAGCTCTTGATGATAGCTTTTGTAGTTTGCCAATAAATTTATCTAAGTAGACAGAGCTTCCCTCACCGCTATATTGTTTACCATAGTATTCTCTTTCAATAAGAGATCTTACTTGGCCGGCTCTATTATTAGTAGCACCCGGTTTTACAGTATGAGTAAGTTTACCTTTTATCCTATTTATAGTTTTACTATAAGTGTTAGGAGTCTTTGGTGCATTAGCTGGATCCTCTAATGTATCTAGTATAGAATTAACAAGAGGAAGAGTTTGTAATAATTGTGACTGTTGTTCAAGAGATAGTAAATACTTAAACATTCCTCTAACAACATCTGGATCAGTATTATCTATATCTAGATTATATAATCCAGTTACCGGAATATATGAAACTTCTTCAGAATTTAAATCAGTATTTACAAGTCTATACTCTTGAAGATTATTATCTCTTTCATAGTTGTGTTCTAATTCAACTTCATCTACAGACTTACCCCAAGCATCTCTTATTGACTGACCAATACCTTTTTTAATCTGAGAATATCTTTCACCTAATTTACCAGCTTGTAATCTAGATAGGTTATCTCTTAATACATAGCGTGGCATATCTAGATATAACTTAGACTTATTAGACTTATCTTCTTGAAATGAAAGATGAGCTTCTTTCATTACCTCAAGGAGTTGGAATCTTACACTATTTGGTTGATCCTTAAGCCTCATGTAATCCTTGTTAATGTATCTATCATCTTTAGCAGAATTAGGATCATTTACATTAGTAAATAATCTTGGAAGATATTGACCTTTATTGTCAATGTGTACACCAACTTGTAATTCTACTTCACCTGTCTGAGGATTGTAACCTGTTCTATATTTATCTTTTATTCTATAAATAGAGTGTCTAGCATTAGGTAAACCATTAAAGGTTTCTTCTTCTCCTGTTAGCTCATTAAGCAATACAGTTTTTTCATAGTACTCTGGATTCTTTGGAACAGACAAAGAATTGGCCATAGTTCTTTCATACTTGACTTCAATTTTTCTAGTCTTTCTATTTTTAACCTTTCTAGAAACGTGATTAACTCTAAACCAATCTACTAGTTTCCCATCTTTTTCTAATAGGGCTTTCATTTCATCACTGTTGATGAAATTAGTTGCATCTTCAACATTAATTGGTGCAACATTTAATCTCTGCAAATGCTCATTTAATGCATCAACATAATATTCAGTAGGTATCTTTTGAGTTAATGAAGATAAGTCAGCATAAATACTTTGCATAAGAGCCACTTCACCTACAGATAAACCAGTCTTAGCTTGTTTTTCCAACAATGTTCTATATCTTAACTTTTGTTCTGGTGTTAGTTTTGCTGGATCTTTTTTACTTATAGCAATATATAAATCAAGTTCTTCAGACTCATCTCTAGAAAGTCCAGTTTTAGTATCAAATTTAGCTTTGTAATCAATAATTTTTTGATTAAGCTCTTTAATTGTTTTTAACTTATCTACACCTAACTCTTCTGGAATAGGTTGACCCTGCTCATCTTTATAAGCATACATTAAGTTATAGATTTCACTATAGGCATTGCTGATATCAAAATCTTCTTCTATTACAGTATTAACTTTTGATTGTAAAGCTTTAAGTTTAGTAATCAAGTCTTTTCTAGAATTATAAAAGTCTTCAGTATAAGCAACTCTTAAATTTTGCTTTACCCATTCTTTTTTAGCTTCTTCTATTTCTTCAGGAGTAGCTCCTTCTTGATCCTTTAAACTTAAAAATTCATTAAATGCAGTTTGTAAAGAGCCAGCTCTTGGGATAAACTCATAATAGTCACCGGTACTTTCTCTATGTTCAAGAAGTATTCTAGTAATAGTTAAGTCATAAATACCATTGATTGGATCATCTACTTTATCACTACCATCAGCATACTTTAATGAATACAAATTTTTGTAATCTTGCCAAAGTGACTGAAGTGTAGAATATTTTTGAAATCTTTCTAGCTCATCTGTTAACTCATTTGATTCATTGTTATATGCATCAAGAGCCATTTTTCTTGCAAGCCATGCCATCTTTCCTATATCACCATACTTATCAAACACACTATCTTTTTGATAGACTTCTTGAATGTACTCATCATGCATATAGTCTCTTTTAAAAGCTCTATATTCATCAACAGCAGTTCTAATTTTTTCTTGATCTTCAGATGACCATGCCTCATCAATTTTATATTCAAGTAAATCCTGAACATATCTCCAACCATTTCCAAACTCATTCAAAAAAGTTAATATTTCTTTTTCAACTGGCTTTTTTGTTTTAGGATCTACATAAAGTATTTTATCCTTAAACATTAATAAGTCTACTAATTGCCTTGTTTTTAAAGTACTATAACCTATTTTTTCTAAAAGTGGTTGAAGCTTTTTTCTAAATTGATATGACTTTTCCAGGGCCCTGTTATTAGCTTCAGTTATCTGATCATTAATAAAAATAGCTAATCCACCTACTATAGGGTCATTACTAGAAGTATAGCTCTCAAAGAATCTGTTAAACCAACTTACATCTTTTAATTTACCTGACAGACCATCAGTAATTGTATCTTGATTTAGCAAAAACTCTTTATAGTCATCAATAAATTTCTTAATGTATTTAGATTCAATTCCTTTCTTTTCATACTTTGCATACAACTCATCTAAATCTTGATCTGTAAATGATTGTTTGATAACACCATTGTATAATTCTTCAATCTCCGAAACAGATAGTTTATTAGTTAATGCATTTTTTAAATTATTTCCAAGTTCTTGCATTAGGAAATCATTCATATACCCAGTGACTTCTACATAAAAGTTGACACTGTTTTCTTGATAGATATCTCTAATTTTTTTGTCTGCTCTGAGTAAATTATTCTTTGTCTCATTAATGAGATCTGTTAGTTCATTTGGTTGAGTAACATCAAAATCATCTTGCTCAATTAAGAATTCATCAAATGTGTTAAACATATCATTCCATGATCTAATTGAGCTTCTATATAAAAAGAGAAGAGCTACAGCATCCCTAGAGTTAAACTCTTTTGTTTTCTGCATTCTATTTAGATCACTAAATATATTCTGAGAAATATTATTGACTACAGCAACACTATTAATAAAACTTCTAGCTCTGTTAGTAAGATCTTGAGTTCTTGCTCTTTCAGCTTCAACTGTATTTTTGATTATCTCATCAACAGATAGGTCTTCATAGTTAGTTATTGTTTGAAAGCCAGCTAAACTTCTTTTTATTCTTGGCAATAGTTCTTTAGTACCTTTTACAAATAATGCTTCTTTAAGCATTTTCTGATACAAAGGTGATCTAGTTTTAAAGTTTATTGCCTTTTCATAAATTAATTGATTAGTAGCAAACAAGTCATTTATAGATTCTTGAATTTTATCAGCCTTAACATCTTTTACAAGTCTGTTAGCCATGTCTTTAATTTCCCTAGCAAAAGCTACTATGTCTTCATTTTTTATGGCTTCAACATTATACTCAAAAGTATCTGTCAATAACATTTCTGCTAACTTATCTATCTTTGTATTTACATTAATGTCAGCTACCTTTACTTTAGAGCCAAAAATCTTTTTAAGTAAGTCTTTTAATACACTTAATAATTTACCTATAAATGACTCAAATCCTTCTGATTCAATTTGATTAGTTACCTGATTAGCTGCTTTTCTTTGTAAAGCATATGCTAAAGTTTCCTCCATAAAGAGGGGATTAAGTTGCCTTTCCCCATTTGCATCTATAGTATACTCAGGTAATTCTGGATAGTTTTTTATAACATGATCTCTTATTATCTGACCTTCAGTAGTTGCCATCAAACTATTATAGAGATTGGTAAATAGAGTTTTGTTTTCTCTATAGATTGCTCTCAATAGTGGGTGGGATAATTCATGGAGTACTGTATCAAAATTTACATTGTCTCCTACTATGTATACAGCTCCTCCAAAAAAGAATGCTGGTTCTCCATTATATTTTTTCTTTCTTGATTCAAGAATTTGTCTAGCTTCTTGCTCAGTTACATACATATACTGAACACCTAATGATTCAGCAATTTTTTGTCCTAATGCATCTGCAGCTTCTTTTGCTCTCTCATTATTTATTTTTCCTTCATCAACTGTTAAATCACTTTTGTCAGGCATATTTGTAAAATGATCATCTGCAAAAGTAAAATATCTAAAACCTCTATTAGTAAATTTATATTTGTCTTCAAAGAAAGGTTGGAAGTATATAAGATCTGTTAAGTCTTTACCTCTACCCATGTTTATTTTTGCTTCAAAGATTTGTTTCCAGTCTTTATAGTACTGATCAAATATTTCTGGATAATTTCCTTCTTGGGTTCTTAAAAAGAAATCAAGTACATATCTCTTAGGTCTAGTAACCATATTGGGAACAATTTTTCCCCCATAACTTGCTAATCCATCTTGTACAGTTTCTGTTTCAGTAGGATGTTCAACATAACCCGTAATTGTAATTGACTCTCCCTTCTTATGATCTTTACCAATAAAGGCAGTATCAAAATTCCAACTAGGAAATTGTTCTTTTAAATTTTTATACCAAGATTGTGCTTCAAGATATGGTAAAACTTCTTTTTTAAAAGTTTCAGAATTTTTTCTGCTCCTAGCTTTACTTAATGGTAAGCCTCTTTCTTCAATCCATTTAAGGAACTGAGCTGCATTTTTCTCACTGTTAAATTGCTCAAGACTAATAACACCATCAATATCATGCAGATCTTCAGATATAGCTCTTACAACTCTACCATACTTTCTTAATACTAATGAGCCACTAAGAAAGTATTCAAATGGAGAATTAAATAATTTTTCTACAATCCCTTTAGCAAATGGGTCTCTATTTAAACTTTGATTATAATACTTTTGCTCAAACTCTTCTCCCTTGCTTGAAAAGAACTTACCATTTGAATCCTCATAGTAACTTCTAATAAACTTCTCATAGTTCTTTTTATAAACATCATCAACAATATCTAAGACAGTGTCTCTTAGTTCAGCTTCCTTGTATATAGTTATAGCTTTATTGTCCTTAATATTTGCTTGCCACCAGTTCCATAGTTTATTGAACATTCTAATAATCCAATTTTCAGCATATTTATCTTTGTAGCCTAAACTTTCAAAGTATTCTTTGCTTATATCAGGATTTTTTCTTTTACTACCATCATATCCATTTTCAACACCAACAACTAACATACCGGCAATAAACTCAATAATTACTTGCCTGTGTGCATATGGGTTAAATCTAGCTGGGTCATATTTGTAGATTTCTCTAACTGTTTCTGCAGCCATATCTCTCTCACCATATGGTGTAACTTCTTCCGCAGTTTGTTCATCTTCTACTTCAAGCCTTCTTGTATTGTATTTATTGTACAATTCATCATATCTGCTCCAGCTATTTATACCTTTCCAAAGCTCTAAACCAAGTTTAGATTTTTTACCAAGAAATTGAAATATAACATTTGCAGACTGCATAGCTAATGTCTTGTCTGATACATTTCTTTTAAGTGCCATATACTTTTGAAGTATATCAAATGCAGCTAAAGGATCCTCTTTTGTTCTTCTTACACCATTCTCATCAATCCAAGTTCTTCTATCTGAACTTATTATTTCATCAAGATCCTGATCAATTTTAATGTTTAATCCTTCCATGAAAGAAATAAGACTAGTTCTTAGTCTATTACTAAACTCCCTATTTAAAGATGAATTATTAAAGTTATCCCTCATAAACATAGGGTTTAAACTTTCATCATCCTCAAAGTTTGATACAGGTTCTTTTAGAATATCAAAGTCTTTAGTCTCTTCTTTTATTTCTTGTTGGATTCTAACATCATCAAGTATTTGGAATAACTCATCATTTGGTTGAGCATAAAGTGTAACATTTATGTCATCCCTATAGAATCTAGATGAATATGGATATCTTGTTTGAACCTCATATGGTTCATTGAAGAAAGAATCATTTTCTTCAAGTTTTAGATTTGGATACTTGAGCTGTATAAATCTGGTAAATTCTTCATTAAATTTATTAAATTCAATTGGATCCAATATATCATTGAATTCACCAAGTATACCTCTCTTTTTTAAATCTTCTAAAACTGTTGACCTAGATTCACAAAACATTACATACAATTTAATGGGTTATTCTCTCCTTCAAATTTAGCTAATATTTCTGCATCTGTTACAGGTTGATATTTGGCTACCTCTGAACTTACTTCTTTTGCAAACTCCGATCCTGGGTTAAGATATTGGAATTCTTCAAAAAGTCTTCTACTTAAATATACAAATAATTCTTTTGGCATCAAAGCAGGATCTCCATATCCATTAATAGAAAATGCAACTTTACCTCCTTTTTCTATTACTTGATTGATTTCTGCAATAGCAAGTTCTATATCAGCTATCCTATTATCATAGTACTTTTTATCTAGAGTAGAGAAAGCATCGGATACCTTATCTAAACCAGTTACTATACCTACAGAAGAACTATTAGCTATTTTTTTAAGTAGCACTTGCCCTTTAAGCTTTCTTTTATTAAACTCTTCAGGTGTCATTTTTTCATATGCTTCTTTTTGTGCTAAGCTTAATTGATAGATAAATGTAATGTCTTGATTATTATCAACTATATACTGGTATGCTTTTTCACTTCCAGAAAGATCATTGTATACAAATACATTAGCACTAATAGTTGGTATAAGATTTTTTCTTTCTACCAGCCTTTCTGCATTTTCTATGTCTTCAGCTGTTATTGTTTCTGAATCTGGAATTTTTGAAAGTACATACTGTGTATCTATAGATTTCTGAACATCTAGTCCTGTCAAATAATTTTTAAATCTATACTTGTCTCTATTTGTTTTACTGTTAACTTGTTCAAACTTATTTTTAAAATCAACAAGCATTTTAAGTTTTACAGGAGATTCTAAGAACTTAGCAGTCTCATCATTCATTACATCAATAAACTTATCAAAGTCAGTTAAGCTTAGGAAGTTGTATTTACTTTTATTAGTACCTGATTGCAGCATTGCAATGTATGTAATCTTTGCAAAGAAGTCACTAATTCTATCATTCTCATCTTTATCTTCAACCTTTTTTACAGCCCTATTTGAAAGCTCTTCAAAATTTCTTGAATATAAATTAGACTTAAATGATGTCATGTCTTTATCATCTATATAAAGATTAAACATTGTCTTAGATTGATTAGTATCTATTACTATTCTAGATAGTACAGGATAATTATCAAAAAGCTCAGTTCTGTATTGAGTCTTAAGCCTTTCTAATCTAACAGCATATGCATTTTCTTTATCATTAAATAAATGATATGGATTCAATGTGTTATCTAAAGCTCTACTTGCTATAATTTTTTCATAAGTGTATCTTCTATTTTCTGTTTCCACACCTCTTACACTAGTCTTTTTTACATTTTCAAGTTCTTTTTTAAACTCTTGTGTTTTTACAACTTCATCAAAAGGCATAACATGTCTTAGATACTCTCTTTCTACAACAAATCTGATATATTCTTCTTTGTTAGAAGCTACATTACTTCCAAAATGACCTGGCTCAAGAGCATATAATCCTCTATCCTCATAACTATTTTTAGCTTCACTTCCTCTTAGATAAGACTTGTCAAAGAATTCTTTTTCAATTTGAACTCTATCAACCACCATAGTTGGCCCACCAGCTGTATCTACAACCCGTGCACCAAACTTAAGTCCTGCAGCAGGTGTAATTTTAATATTGTCACTTAGGGCATAAGAGCTATATTCTTTTCCAAGACTATATTTTCTTAGTGTATTTTGGAACAAATAACTTAAAATATCATTTCTAAATACAACTGGGAATATATCACGATAGTTATATCCAAATGCAGCTTTTAAAATTTCTGCATTTTTAAAATCAGAAACATAAGATTGTATATAATCTTGTATGTCTTCATCATATCTAAACTTGAATAATGGTTTTGCTAAACCTTTAACAAGTTTTGAATTAAAGAAAGAACTAATAATTGAATCATTAATCATTCCTAACCTTAGATCTTGATCTATTTTAGTATTTAGTGCTAAAGCCTCAATATTAGATTCAGCTTGAATAGCTTGTCCTACATCAGTGTTAAGAGCTGTATCAGGATTAGAAGCCATCTTTAATGCTGTGATTCCTTCAATTTGTTTTTCTATAGTAAGATAATGCAAGAACATTGTTCTTGATAAGTCACTACTAGCTTTTTCAGGATTATTTTTACTTTCTGTGATTAGATTAAGCATTTCTTCTTTAGTGAAATGTTTGTTATCTTCACTTCTGTTTTTAAAATATTCATCCATCATATTCTTACCAACAGTATATCTTACTTGGTCATCTGCAAGAAAGTTCTTAAAGTTTTTAGATATAACATTGCTGGCTGCTTTGAAAGATACTCCTAAATATCCTGGGTCTCTTCTTAATGGTTCTGCAAATGTACTTTGTGCAAGTCTCTTTTCTTTTACATAGTCCCTAACAAGTGGTTGTGATACAAAGTAAACTGCTTCTTCTACTGGTACTCCTGTCTTAAGTAAGTAAAGTAGTATAGGTGCAACTTCATAGTTACCCTGCACAAAGAATATCCAAGCATCTTTTTCAACATCCACCCAACCGTTTATTAATTGGGATATAACATCAGCTATTTTATTTACACCATCAACATCATACTGATTAGACAATGATATAACATCTTGTCCATTCTTTTTTGTTGTGTGATGTCTTAAACCTAAGAATGATATTCTATTCATTTCTTCATCACTGTGTTTATACACAGGAGGCATTGTTGCTCCTAATGAATTAAATATAACATTGAATGTATTTTCAATAGCACCAAGTCCTAATGTCTTCTTACCAACAACATTTGATTCATGTTTGTATAAGTTATAACCTACTTCAAAGATTCTTGTTGGACTAATAACTTCTTTTTGCTTACCACTTTTATCTGGAGCTGAAAGATTTGGTACAAGGTTTCCATCTTTATCTTTAGTCATCATATTTTGTAATGGACTATAATCCATTACTGATTGTGCTAATCTATCTGCTATAGGTTTAACAAGATAAGTTCCGTTAGGAGTTGTAAGAGATACAAAATTTTCTGGTAATTCAAGAATACTTCTTATGTCATTGATCAGTGCATTCTCAAGACCAGCCTTTTGCATAGCATACATCTGCTGCTTAGTCATATCATATTTTGCTGGATCTTTGAGTGCATTATAGAATTCCTCTGCATTTTCAAACATTGTCTGTTTAACATTGCCATCAGAATCAATGTTATTCATGAATATAGATAACTTATCAATATCAAAGTCAGCTCCTGATTTAGCAACTATTTCTGCTGGAGGAATGATAATATTACCAGCTTCTGCTGGAAGGAAGTGATATACTTCCATAAATTCCATAGAGTTCAAACCCTGTACTGGAATCCTAACTCCAACCATAGTTATTGCTTTTCTGTTATTTTTATCATTTGCATCTAACCATTCATCATCTTTGATAGCTTCATTAAGTCTATCAATAGTTCCTATTGGTTCACCTTTGTATTCTAGATTTAATAAACTCTCATAATCACCTTGAAGAGATATGGCAACTTTCATTGCTGTAGTTTTACCATCAGCTCCTCTATGATATGTAGGTAAAAAGTTAGAGCCCATATATTTTTTAACTGCAGTTTCCCGTGCAGCAGGACTCATCTTATCTAAATCAATTGGCAACTCAAATAAACCATCATAGAAAGCAGATGATTTCTGTACTAATGGTTCTCCCTTAACTTTTTGTTTAATTATTCTTTTATTGATCAATGACAATAAAAGTTTTTCAATCTTCACAGCCTCTGGGTGTAGAGATAAGTCAAATCTTAAATCTCCCTCATCAGTTACATCAATGATGTCTATTAGATTGTCACTATATACATCATCTCTTGTAAGAGTATCCCGAATCATTTTTGCAAGCTTTGCAATACTGTCTTTATTTACTGGAATAAATTCTCCACTTTCAGTTTCTTCAAACCCTAGTTCATCAACTAATTCATTTTTAAGTAACTCAGTATACTCAGATACCCTGTTTACATAGTTTTCAATTAGCTTAGTATGTTTTTTTATGGTTATTTGACCATTTTCATACATTCCTTCTAATACTAACTTTCTTAACTGAGTTGAGAATATTGATTTTTGTTTATACTTTGAGTTTACTTCAGTTTGATTTTTAAGGTATTCTGCAAAAATTACATTCTTGGTTAATGTAACTGAGGTATCTATATTTCCATTTTTGTCCACAATGTTATCACCTGAACCAAAATGTCCTACCTTTTCACCAGATTCCATTAATACATAATCAATACCTTGTTTCATCATCATGTCATGAATCTGACCCAATCTAGTATTGGCAGTATGCACTGTAGGAATCAATGGAGCTAATGAAAATTTATGAAAAGATGTTAATGGTAATCCAGAAACTTTAATGTTACCATAGTACTGTAATTTATATGGTGGAAAGTATTCTCTAATTTCAGAAGCTGTAATTGTTTCATTATTTACAATTCTTTTATATAAGTTTTCCTGTTGAGTAGTCCAGTTACCTTCTAGATTTTTTAACATCTTATATGCTTCAAATCCTATCCAACCTTGACCATCAGCAATTTTCATATCACTGTAGTCTTTAAGAACTATTGTTGCAAGTTCTTTTGCAAGTCTTTCTGCTTCAGCTTTAGATTTACCAGCTTTTAAATACCTTTGTGTATAATCTTTAACGTGAGCATCATAGTATTCTGACTTATATTTAGATTCCCCTATCTCTTCTTCTTTTATAATAGCTGTGTTAAGTGTACCATCATATGGTCTAAATTCATAATTATATTTTTCAGCATAAAGTCTTTCATACATAGGGCTGTTGATATACATCCTTGCTCTATAATCTGCACGGAATCCTCTACCACCAGAACCTAAACCAGCATTTCTCTTATGGAACTCTTCTTTGTCATGGTTATACTGTACTGTATCTCCATATGCCAAAATGGTTGTTTCAAAGTTATGTATCCAATAGTTATAGGTGTATGCTTTAACTAGCATTTTATCTACTTGATCTTTACTAAGTTCTTCAGAAGATACCATATCATATAAACTTTGGTCTATATATCTAGCATCTTCTAATCTACTGTAGTTTTGTTGTGTTTGAGCATTAAAATATTGAATGACATCATTTTTAATTTTTCTTCTTAATTCAGGATTCTCATTAACAATATCTTTAAGATTAAAATCTTCAGGATTAAAATAACCAGTCTCTAATGCATCTTCCATAGTTTTATCTATCAATGCATATAGATCACCTTGTACTTCAGCAGATAAGACATCATCAAATGCTGTAAATGCTTCACCGGCTTTTACAGTTTGACCATTATCTTTTCTTACTACATTTCTATTATAGGCTGAAAATTTTCCAAAGTATTCTTTATTTGATTTGAATCTGTAAATCCTACCAGCTTCTGCTGCAATGTAACCAAGTAACACATTAAATGCTTCTGACTCTCCTAGATTATTATTTGCTGTAGTATTACTTGGACTAAATGCCATGATATCTACATAAAGATTGGTGAGTTTTTTGCTTGAATAAGTATTTACTTTCTTAGCTCTTAAGTTCATTGCTGTTTGCTTAGAAGCATGTCTCATGAACTCCACAACACCTGATTGTAGCATTGTATGCATTTCCTGTAAGAACTTACTTGTTACATCTGTATTTGCAGTTGATGTTCCAGTAGTTTCATTATTCTCTCTATCAATAATTTGAGTACCTCCAATATTTTCTAATAACAATTCAGCACCTGGAAACTTTTCACCATAGTTTGGTGACATTGGATTTAAATCAAAAATAGAATTTAATACTACAGAAAATGCTGAAGAAGGATTATTCTCTTCAGACAACCATCTCATGTGTTGGAATCTACCATTTGGATCAGCTTCTTTCATAGTAAGCTGTTGCCAAGAAGAAGCTTTATTTATTGAAGTTACAATTCTTGTTACTGTATTATCTAAGAACTGTTCCCATACTCTATTCTTTTCAGGAGTTAATACACTGTAGTTTGAGTATCCATCTGAAAATCTATTTTGTAATTGTGCAAGTGTTGTAATTTTAGATCTAACATCTCTTGCTTTTCCTCCAGCAGCATCAACTATTGCTTTTGGCATTTCATTCATCAAATAATATAGAGGCTGTCTTTTAAAATCCTCTGCTGCAGCCATTAGTCCAATATCATTGGACTTACTAGCTAAGTATACTAATCTTACATTATCATATATAAAATCAATATTGTATCTAGAAGCAAATGGTTTTTCTTTATTTCTAACAACATTTCTAATATCAGCACTTGTCATATCTAATTGGATACCAAGAGCTGCAAGAAACTCACCTGCTTTGTTAGGATTAAGCTTTTTGTCTAATGTAAATTCTTTAATAACCTCATTAACATTTAAGTAATTGTTTCCACCATCCTTTTCAATAAATCTGTTGGTAACAGAATCAGCAACATTAAAGTTTGTTGTCCAATCATTAATGATTCTATAAATATCAAAGTTAGCTGCAGCAAGTCTAGCTTCATAGATTGATTTCTCTGGTATTCTTTTACCATCAATTTGTTTAGCTTTCTCTATAACAGTTTTATTTATATTTAATTGAATAAATGGAATAACCGGCTTCTTAAGATCTTGCCAGAAATTAGTTTCTGATTTAAACTCTGTGTTATTATTATAAGCTAAAGGTCCAAATTGATATGGGTTTGGTAATATTTCAAGAACTTGAATAAACTCAGGATAATTTTCAATTGAGTTTTTCATTCTATCATACATATCAAGAAAATCCATAGAGCCCTGTAAAGTTCTTGCTAATCTAGCCCACATTACATCTACTGGTTCTAGCATTGGAAGACCAAAGTCATCTGTTTTTACAGAGTAGGTTTTAACTCCATTTTCATTTTCTTCAATTAAATAATCCCCATTCTCATCTCTATTAAGTTGGTAGATTCCAGAAAGCATCATCATTGTATCATCAGTTGCTAACTGTTTAGCAGAAATAGAATTACCTTCTTCTGTTTTAAATAAAGCTACTGTAGCATCTTCTGTATCATCATTATAGGCATCTTTCAAAATATTAAATCTTGATCTTTGCATGTGAAATGCAACTACACCTTTATCTGTTTTTTTACTTAATGCCTCATCAACAACACCATAATTTTCCACTGCTTTCATCAAAAGATCAAGCTTTGCCATCTCTTTTTGTTCAGCTACAAAATCAGGATTTTTATTTGTGGGGTCTGCATTTGCAATAGCAATACTTTGTGCAACTTCTATTTGATTATCAAGTAAAACATTTAACTGTTTTTCTATATTACTATAAAGTTTTTGTCTATTAGTTATATCACTTAAAAGTCTTACTGCTCCACTTGTTGTACCGTATGTAGTATTATATTTATAGAAGGTTCTAGCCATTAATGAATCCATAAGATCCACAATCTTATTAGACTGAACATCAGTAATTTCAGTAAAGTCTTTGCCAGTACTTGTGATTGGTTGTATTGTTTTCTTTGCACTATTCAATCTTTGAAAACCAGGCATTAAGTTATGCTCAGCATTTTCAGTATCAACTGTAAAGTTTCCGGTATAAAGATTATTATAATATTCTTTTACCATTGGTATATCATACAATCTTGTTACATCTCTCTTAGTTGTTTTACCAAAGAAGAAATCAATAATCTTTTTGATTTTATTAAATATGGTCTGAATAATACCAGATTGTTTTTTACCATTTACAGCATAGTCAATAAAGTCTTCAGCTAAATCTTCTTCAATTTCTATAAATTCTTTATTGGCCCATTTATCAAATGTTCTAATATGGTTATATAATGCTGTCTTTTCTTCTATTGTTAGAACCAACTGAGAGAATGCATGCCATGCTTCGTGATATAAAGTAATTGGTTGGGCATCTCCATATAGTTCTATTCTTGCTGCAAATCCTTCTTCTCTAAGTTTATTTGCTGCATCAGATAAAAGAGATCCTGCAGAAAGAAATGTACCATATGCTGAAGAGTTAAATACAAGAGCCAGTCTTTCAACATCTACAACACCTTTTAAAGGGGACTTATCAAACCATGCATTTACATCTTCCCAAGCTCTAGCACTTCCATAGAGTTGATTCATAACAGAAGCAGCTCTTTTATTTCTATCCATACCTGGAAGATCAGGTATTAAATCAGTACCATTTAGTAAATCATCTATAGAAATTTTATTAATTTTTCTATCTTGAACTTTTTGTTGCTCTACTGTTTTAGCTGGTATAGTTGGTTTAGCAGGGACAACAGTTGATGTATCCACTGGTTGAGTAACTTTATTTGCAGCTTTCTTATAAGTTTTAGTTGACTTGCTAAGAAATCTAGATAGAAAATCTGCTTTAGTATTCTTAGTTGATTTTGAACCTGAAGCTAAATATGGAGCTTGAGTTCTTAATGCATAACCTGTAAATGCTCTAATCTTAACTGGTATACCTAATTTTTTTGCTGCTTTGATTGAAGCTTCAGCAATACCGGTTTGACCATTACTAATGATCTTAGATATTGGATAATCCTTTACAACCTCTTTTAAGATATTATAAATATACTTATCTATTTCTGCTTGAGTGTAACCATCTTTAGCAAGCTGTGCAATATCATTACCAACAATATTTACAACATTACCTTTCATTTTAGAAAGGTTACTTACCATTAAATCAATAGCATTTTGTGGAGGAATTAAATTTTTTGGAGCTTCACTTTTAGAACCAATTTTTAATCCATACCATTTGTTTACTGCACCAGCTCTTTGTTGTACTAATTTTTCATCAGGAGTAGTAAACTTTGTTCCTAATCCAAATACTACATCTGCTTCATTTATATTTGCTACAAGAGTTTTATCATTTGGAAGAGTAGATTGTTTAGTTTCTATTGTAAACTTTACTCCTTCTTCTTCCTCTTCTTCAACTTCTTCTTTTTTAACTTCATCTTGAGTACCATTATCTACATCATCAGAAGTTAAATTACTTTCTTTTGGTATACCTATATCAATCTGTTCATCCATTGGAGTTTCTAAATCTATAGGGACAGCAAATTCTAAATAAGCATTGACTCCAGCAAAATAACCAACATCACCTATTGTATAATCTACTTTAGCAAGAGGCTTAATAAAACCAAAATAATCTTTTTGTACTTCTTTTATTATTTCTATGCCATCTTTATTTTGATTGATTTCATAGTCAGTAAATCTTACACCTTTTTGTATTGCACCATCCTCTGCAAATGATTTCATGTAACTCATACTAGCAGGATAACTAATTTGAGTTCCATCATTTTTAGTTATAACTTTTACTTTTTTAAGATGATTGCTAATTATACTTGCCGCATCATCTTTTTCTAAATCAACAACAGTTGATTCTCCAGTTAATGGATCTTTTATAGTTACAGAAAGTTGATTAACACCTAATACTTCATTTATTTCAACATTAATATTATTTGTCTCAACTCTATTAGATAAAAAAGTATTGTAGTATTCCAGCTTTGCTTGTGGACTTAATGGTTCTCCATTTAATAATCCTTTAGTTGCTAGTATTTTACCTAGGTTGTCTGCAAGAGATTCTGGCATGTCCATTTTTTGCAAATAAATTTGACTATTAACAGCAACACCAGCACTGAATTTGTTTACCATGAAAAAACTATAACCCTCTTTTACACCAGAGTCATAAGTATAGATCATAGACAAATCATCAGCAAAATTTGTATTAGATATTAATTCAGATTTACGTTCTACAATACCAAAGCTTCCACCTGTAATAGGTAATAAGACAGGTTCAGTACTTGTACTAAGTCTATCATTTAGCCTTAGTAGATCATTCATTTTTTGTTTTTGTGTATTCTTTATTTTATTTAGGATATCTTGTCTCTCTTGTTCACCATACAAGTTACCTTCTGCAATACCTTCTTTAATTTCTCTTGCAGCTAATGTCTCAGCAGGTATTAATGTATATAAGAAACCAGATCTATTTCCTAAATATAATTTGCCACCTTGATTAACAACTGGTCTAATGTACTGGTATACAATTCTACCACCTGTTTCTACAATATTACTATTCTCATCAAATCTAATTGGATTACCTTTTGCATCAGAGATGATGGCAATATTAATATCATAAGTTCTATTCTTACTTAAGAAAGTCTTATCATAGTTAGTTAAATCATCAGGATTCAAATCTCTAATGTTCTGAGCTCTAAGCATGATTGCTTTGTCCCCTAACATTACATTATCATTTATATCCTTTTTCTTAGCTTGTACTACTGCAGTTTTAACTACTTCAAAAAATAATTTTTTATCCTGGTCTTCTTGATTTCTTTCCTCCTCCGTCATCTTATCAGGATTTTTTGCAATAGCAACATTATCAGATGTTTTATCTGGATAATCTACTTTTGCTTTTTCCTGCACAGCTGACCAATTTGGTTGTGCATTATTATCATTATTTTGTACTACATTCTTAGAAGTCTTATTGCTCTCTTTAATTTTTTTATCAACGTCTTTCTTTGTTTTTGTAGTAGTTTTTGGAGTAACAAACTTTAATACATTTTTAGGATCTTCAAATTCCAATGATAAGTCTTGTAAATAGTCAAAACTTAAACCAGCATCTTGTCTTAAATACTTTTTAATTTCAAGATCATTCTTAACTAAATCTAATATATCAGGAACAGCTTGTGCATAAAGAAGACCATTTGGTTCATCTTTAAATTCTTCATAGATCTCTCTAATGAATTTATCTAATGCTTTATTATCAAATTTACCTAGTTTAGGATCATTCATCCTATCAAGTATTTCTCCACGGACTATTGTATATAAAGCACTTATATCATTTTCAGTATAGAGTTGACAAGCCATTTCTATTTTGGTTTACAATTATTAATATTATCATCTTTACTCTTATTCTTCAATGCGGCAAG